ATCAGCCCGATCCGCATTGCGGTGCCTTGCGTCATCAGCCACACGGCACTCGCAAGCGACATATTCGCATTGAGGAACGCTTGCATCAGCCGGGCAACGTCCGCGCGCAGCGCCGCCGCGTTGGTGCCGCTCGGCGTGATCGGTGTGATGCCGTTTGTGATCGACGCGGGCGAGATGCCTGTTGCCGCTTTCGACGGATCGACGAACTGCGCATCCATGAACTGGATGATTGCAGCCGCCAACTCATCACGCACGATCGCTTCCGCAGACGGCGAAGAGAACCGGACCAACTCTTCGGTGAGCGGGATGATCCCCGCGATCTTGGTGAAGTCGAGCGTGATGGAGTCGAACGCGAGCGCCGATAGTGGCTTGGGAGCGCCTTCGCCGACCCAATTGACGGTCGCGCCGCCGGTCATACGCGGCACCCTGATCTTGAACGGCACATGACGCAGGCCGGGAATGCGACCAAGGATCGTCAGCGGGCGCAGATATTCGGCAAACGCACTGGTGAGGTTCTGATACTGCACCAGCGGGCCTGCCCAAGTCGCGTCAGTTGTGGTGCCGACAGCAACCGCCGCCTTGCACATCTCGGCGACTTCCGGCGACTCTGCCATCCATTGCTCGTTGGATTTGGCGATCTCTGCCGCCATCATCAGATTGCCTTGCGCGCGCGCCTGGGCGAGCACGAAGCGCACGAAGGGGCGCCACGGCTCGATTTCACGCTGGCGAACGTGAATCGGCGTCGTTCCGCCGCCGCGACTTGCCGCCGCTTCGGCTGGATCGGCGCCACGGACAGGAGCGGCACGCGTGACGCTGATCCGCTCCATGTCCTGCAATCGACCGATGTGCTTGTCGAGTTGATCGACTTCCGCCTTGAACTCGGTCCATTTGGTATCCTGCTCGGTGTCGAGGGCTTCGCCCTTTTCGTCGGCAGCATCCATCAGCGCAGTCATCTGCGCCGTCAAACTCGATCGCCGCGCTTCGGCTTCGCGCAGCTTTTCCTGATTTGTCCTAGGCATAGTCCGCTCCTTAATCTTCAATGGGGGTTTAGGTGGAATCCCGGCAGCGCCAACGTCCCGCTGCTTGCCAGCCCGCAATTCCTCATCGAGCGAACGGACCATCGAAATAGTCGCGTCTTGATTCGCGGGAATTGTTACAACGCTTAGTTCAAGCCAGTCCCAGTCTTTGATTCTAAGACCGCCCTCTTTCATGATCTCGTAGCTGTTGACGGTGAAGCCGATGCTTAGGCCCGATGTCAGCCCGAGCTTCGTCGCCTGCCATGCTTTGTCGGTGATGTTTTTCAACTCACCGGGTTCATCGACCTTGGCGAACTTCGCCGTGATCGGAATGCCGTCCTTGTTCGGCTTCGCGGCAGTGACCCAACCGACCGGCTGGCGGCTGTCGTGCTGCCACAGCAGCGGCATCGGCAGCTTGAACTTCGCGCCCTCCGACTCGACGATGTCGCCCATGCGATCGGTCGACGGTGTCGACGCGATGCCGGTGATGATGCGCTCGTCTTCCTTCACCGACTTGATGCTAAGAATCGAATAGGCGCGATTGTCCATCGCACGCCTCCTATGGATGTGGGGACTTGACGGGAAACGGCCGATCTGTATCGTTTGATCTGCCTGTCAGACTTTCAACGCCTTTGAATCCGCGCGCGTGATATCGGTCCCGACCTCTCTGACAGGCGGTCGGGACCGTGCACGCCGGTCTTTGACCTAATGGCCTGTCAACACTGCGGCAACGAACTGACCGGGAAACAGCAGTTCTATTGCTCTGACCGCTGCGGTCGCAACGCTCAAAAGTCGCGGCGGAAACGCTTTGGCCCAAATCCAGAATGGCTACCAGCCGACCGACTGTGCGTCAGGTGCGGAAATACGATGTTCAACGTCTTTCCAGATCGCAGGAATTGCGAGGCATGCTCGTTGGCGATTGCTCGCATCCGCTACGCAGAAAAACGGCAAGCTAAACCGTGCGCGACATGCTGGCGCGACTTACCAAAATGGCGCAGCAAATATTGCTCACAGCAATGCCGAAACTCAACACCCCAAAAAACGGTGCACGTTAATAAAATTCCAACGTTGCGAGACTGCGAAAACTGCGGGAATAAATTTGCCACTCACCATTCAAGATTTTGTTCTGCTAAGTGCAGATACCAACACAAAGACCGCAATCGGCGGCCACGTCACCGTAAATCCGGGGAAAGTCGGGAATATTATTTCAGCGCCGATCTGCTCACACAAAGACGCAAGCGCCGCGCGCTGATAATCGCGGCAAGGCAGGTTTACCACGAACTTATCGGCGAAAAGCCGACGCGAGAAAAACCGTTTGTAACGTTGGCCGCCGCAGCGCCGCTCGTCGAGATCGGTGATTGGTCAAGCTATATCGTGCTGCCGTCGCGGATTAAGCGTAACATCAGCAAGCAAAAGGCTGGCTTAAGAAGAACGCCCGTGCTGGTGACGCAGGACGGTTTTATGACTTATGTCGTCCACCGAGCCGTCCCTTGGACACCGTACATCAACAAGAGACGTGAGTGGGGCGGGGGCATTGCTGGATCGTACACCGGCAACAAGACAGCCTTTTATCAGCACACCACAAAAAGAAAGAAACGCGGACCCAAAAAACATTATCCCAACAACAGGGAACAGCGCCGCATCAAACAGCGCACCGACAACGATATCTTCACTGCATTCAAGGAATTAAACTTGCTACCAACAGAGGAATGAAACCAATGACTATGATGGACACTGGAGTCACGGGTGCCAAGCGCCAATCTTGGAAAGAGGCAAACCCACGCGAACTGCTGAAACGCCTTGCCGAAGACAATCCAAGCTGGAGCAAAGAACGGCTGTTTCAAGCCTTCGTTGATCAGGTTATGGGCAACAAAGGCTATCTCGACACCATCGTTGAATACTGGTTCGCTAACAACTTCCACTCATTGCTAGAACGGCCAAGCAACGCCAATGAGCGCGCCCGCTCAAGTCGCGTCGAAGGCATCAAAGCAAACCTTGCAGAACACATAACCCGTCACGCGGAAATGCTGTTGCTCGAAATGCAGATGCCAAACGGCAAGCCATTGCGTGACTGCACCGGAGCCGAATGCCTGAAACTAAGCAGCGCGGTCGGCGGCTGGTTGTTGCGTGTCAGCAAACGTATCGGGTCCGACCAAACTGTGGGCAGCGCGTTGACTGAAAACGAAGTGCGCGAGATGTTTGATAAATCGACCTAGCCGAGAATGAACATCTGATATTCCGGCTCGGGTTCCACTTCCGGTCGCGTGGTCGCAGCACCGACCGCCATCGACAGGGCGATCAACGCATCTATGCGATTGGTCGCCTTGCGTTTCGAGAACCAGAAGTTTCCAAACGGATCATTCTCGGTCGCCGCCGACATCATCGCCGAGATCAGCACCGGATTGCGCCTGATCCGAATTCGCTTTTCGAGGATCAGGTTTTCCAACGTGAGCTTCGACCCCGGCATCCAAAGCCCGGTCTTGCCCTTTTTCTTGCCGCCCTGCGGATGCTCCACAACCGGAAACGTCAATCCAAGCGCGTCTAGCTCGGGTTCGAAGTGCTTGTTGAACCCGTAGGTGTCGTATGCCAACGCCTGTACAGAAAATATTGACGACGTTTCGGCGAGCCGCGCCGCGACGAAATCGAACCCGATGACCTTGCCGGGTGTCGCATTCAGTTGGTCGCGGTCGATCCAGAGATCGTAGGGAGCCTTGTCCCGAAACGCCCGCTCACTCACCGTCGCGCCCGGCGTCCAAGCCTCGATCCATGCGTCAAACGTCGGCCGCTTCTCGGCGTCGGTGCCCGTCTGCACCACGTAGCCGATCGCCGTCATGTCCTGCGTCGCCGACAAGTCCAAGCCGAGAAACACGTCCTCGCCCGAGTGCATCGCGGGATCGAAGTCGGCCATCACGCTTTCCAGCGTTTCCCGGCTCATCCACGCGTCCTGGGAGTCCGTCCATCGGCAGAAGTGCAGCCGCATGATGTTGTTGAGCTTGCCCGGCAATTGCTTGGCCTGCTTCACGACACCGGCCAAATACTCTTCGGTGATCGTGATGCCGAGCAACGGATTGGCCTTGGCCCAACAGTCCGGGTCTTCCAGCGGATCGTCGTCGTCGTCGAGTGAGCACACAAAAGAGAACGTTTCGTCGTCCTCGACCTCACCGGCCGCGACCTTGACGGCGTGTTCGTGTTCCTCCCAACAAACCGTATGGCGATCGCTGCCGCTGTTGGTGATCATGATCAGCAGCGGTTGCCGCCGGAACTTGAACCCGCGTTCAAGCATTTCGATCATGTGGCCGTTGCGGTGTTCGTGGATTTCGTCGCACAGCGCGCACGACGGGCGCGGCCCCGAGTGGTCTTCCTCCGAAGAGATCGGCCGGAAGAAACTCCCGCTCTTGAGATCGGCCAAGTTCCAGATCGGATTGCCGCCGGACGGCGTCAGCCGCGCACCAAGCGCACCAGATTGTTGCCACATGGCCACGGCGTCCCGGAACAACACCATGGCCTGCGACTTGATTGACGCCGCCGCATAGACTTCCGCTCGCTGCTCCCCATCCGCCACCAAACAATACATCCCGATCCCGGCGGCGAGAGGGGACTTCCCATTCCCTTTTCCTTGCTCGATATAGGCGCGGCGGAACCGGCGGCGGCCGTCTCGCCGCTTCCATCCGAACAGCGATCCGATGACGAACTGCTGCGACGGATGCAGTCGAAACGGATTGCCTTCGAATTGGCCGCCAGCCAAGCACAGCACGCCGGGAAAGAAATCCAGCACGCGCTTGACCTGATCCTGATCCCAAATCAGCCCGCGCTCGCCCGCGTCGGCCAAATCCCGCAGATGACGCGCGCAGGACGCCCGCACATGCGGCCCGGCGACGATATCGCCAGCCCCAACCGCCAGCGCCCAACGGGTTACCGGATCGCCCGGCAGATTATTGTCAGGTGAAGAACCGCGACGCGGCGTCGGTTTCTTCGGGCTTTTGAGCGTGGATGCGGGATCGAGCACTAGGGGTCATCCCAAATTCGACGGAATATTTGACCAGCGCAGCCATGGCGTCATTGGCGATCGCCACCAGCGGGTTCCGCCGGTACTGTTCCTTCCCAATATCAACAAGCAAACCATTGCTTGCCGTGTCATGCTTGGCGCACTCATTCAGCGCCCGTTCCGCCTGCACCCATCGGCCATAGGCTTGACAGTAGGCCGCCAGTGCCCCGCGATCGACCTCGGTCAGACAGCCGACCGCGTACAGCCGCCCCGAGATGTATTCCCACTCGGCTTTCGCTTCCGCGCTCAAGCAGTCCGGCGGCGGCGGGATTTCCAGCTTGGGCTTCGGTTCCTCACCGTTCAACGCCCGCTTGCCCGGATTGCCCCGGATCAGTTTCAGCGCGGTCGGCTTGCGCTTCAAGTTCATCTGCTGGCTCAATAATTGTCGGATGTTTCACGAAAAACGCCAGCCGCTTTCGGGTCCGCCATCCCTTGCGGGACGCAGCCACGTAAACGGCAAGTGATGACCGTTTCCGCATCGGCTTGGTTCCACGTCTCCAAACCATTCGTACCGCAATAACCATAGGTTGCACAACGATTTAGGTGGGGTCAAAACACTACCAATATGCGGTACTCTGCGCGTCCG